CATTTCGAGACCTCCGGTAAACGACGTTACGTTTAAAGTTTACCGCCTATCGTCAAATTAAACAATATTTTTTTTATTTGTCATGAAATATACTTTTTCTTGCAATAATTATGGTATTATTTTAGATATTACATAAATATTTGTCGAGGTAAATAGATATCATGGAAAATGGGTACATAGAGATAAATTTCAAAAGAATCCTAGATAAAGATTTAAATATAACTCCGAACAATTTTTCATTTGAAAGTAAGATTCGACAAGGAACAATTTATGATTTATATAATAATAAAACACAGAGAATACATATTGATACGCTTATAAAAATTATATCTACTTTAAATAGATTAGCAGAAGAAAAGAATATTAGAATTAGATATAACGTATGTGATTTGTTGAATTATGTAGAAAAATAAAAAAAACTGCCTTTAGGCAGTTGGAAATTTCATGTTGCGTTTTGAATACATATTAGTTATACTGATAAATATAAAATCTATAAGATTTTAAAAAAATTATTGCCTACAAAAAATAAGAAGCCCGATGGACCAACATCAGACTTCTGGGAATTTCACCATCTACCACCAAGTAAAAGGAGAAATATTTAATAATAATTAGTTAAGTTAATTATAACTATTTTCTTTTACTATGTCTATATTTTTTTAATTAATGGTGTGAATTCCTGCAATTACAATAAATTGGAGGAATTTTTTTATGCAATCAACTACAATCGATTCTAAAATGTTGGCACTCAATTGGATGTCTGCCTCTGCATTTGTCCCTGTGAATAAATTAATTGCGCGGAGATACGGATTAGACTTTGCTGTACTTTTAGCAGAAGCAATTAATCAATATAAGAGATGGCTTGAACAGGACAAGCTGCAGGATGATATGTTCTTTTGGACAGAAGAAGACTGCGAAATGGAAACTACCTTAAAAAAAGGTAAACAAGCTAAAATCTTTAAAGAGATGGAAGAACAAAAATTACTAAAAAGACATACAAAAAAAATAGCTGGTGGTAAAACAACTAGATACATACATATTTTTTGGGATGCTGTTGTTCAACTAATGTTTGAAGATGATCAACACTTGAAAGATAAAATCAGACAGCAAATTGAATTGCGTAAAGAAAAACAAAAAGCATATAAAGAGAGTTACGATTTAAAGCGTAAACAAGTAAATAATGAAACTGAAAAAGAAGAAGATTTTCTGGAAGTTTCAAAAACGAACTTCCCGGAAGTTTCAAAAACGAACTTCGAGAAGTTTCAAAATGGAACACAAGTAATAAATAATATAAATAAAAAAGACAATACAAATAATAATAATAATCTTAACCCTAATCTTAATACAGTAGATAAATATAAAGTTTTACTTGATTCTAAAATGCCACATGATTTAAAGGTTAAGATTAAGGTTATGATTGCTGATAATATTATCGATTTGTCTGCTAATGAAATTCTAATGATTGAAGATGCTTACCAGCATCAATTGAAAAAAGGTTATATTTTACCTAATGGATCTAAAGAAGATGCAACTGTTATTAATGATTATGAATTTTCCCTTACTGTATCCAAAATGCTAAACACTGTGAAGGAAATTAATAATATGCGTGGTCTTATTCAAACTTGGGTTAAAAAAGCATTGGATTATAAATTATTGTCAATGGACAAGCCAGACGAAAGCAAATTCTATAATTGGTTAGAAGACTAATTTATAGAATTTAATCCCAATAAATTTTACGTACTCAGCAGTGTGAACCAAAAACATTTTTTATGCCTTTAGGCATCTTAATGACATAGATTTATAGTTTTATATATTTCGTTGATTGCGTAAAATTATTTTATCTTTAGACTGGAATTGCTACTAACTACAATATCCGTTCTTTTACGATAATTAGTAATGCTGCTTTTTAAATCATGGATAGACTGCTTTTGTCTTACTAGAAAAGGATAATCTTCTTTCTTTAAGTTAAGGTTGATTTTCCCAATTATCAAAACATTTGGGAACGGATCTAATATTCCTTGGTTATAAAATTGCACATATTTATTCAACTTATCGTACAATTGTTTGGTTGAAAAAAGACTGTTTTGGCATTCGATAAACCATTCTCTATCAAGCCAATTGGCATAACCATCTGGAATAAAGGTTGCATGTTCTAATTTCTTTTCTACTTCAAACATAGGAACATCATCGTAACTTTTCATGTCAATATATGTTTGAGCGATCATAAGAAAGTGGTCAATTTTTTGACTGTTTTTCTTGATTGGCGATGGGTTTAAAAAATATAAATATGGCTGGAAAGGACGTTCTGTATTTGCTGAAATATAGCCTTCTTTTCTTAATCGCTTTAATACACGATTACAATTGACAATCGGATTGCTGTT